TTCTATTAACTCTAGCTGTTACTCCAATATCAGGATCTAGTACTTTTTCAGTTAGCATATCTAATTTTTCAACTACTTTATCTAATTTATCTTCCATACTATTCATTCTATGTTCCATTATTGTAATTTCTCTTATTATATCTGTATGTGTACATTCTTTTTTCATTACTTTACTCATGCTATAGCTAATATAATTCTTACCATCCTACTATATAATTATTTGTATTAACACTAAGTGTTGAGATTGGTTGGCAGTTCTCTCCTAAACGTCTTAATATACCATGAATTAAACAACATTCATCACATATACAGCAAGTTTCAGGGAAAGACTCTACTAAATTAGACATAAAACCCAACTCTTCTTGAGTATGCATAAGCCAAAAAGCTATTCCATATAGTTTAAGTCTTTCTAAAGTTTGGTCCATACAATTTGTATTTCCTATTTCTCCATATTCTACATATGCATCTGCAATTCCTAAATAGTAATTACAGTTAAATATTTCCTCTTTAGTACAACTTCCTTTACATTCGTATAAACTCATAATTTTTTAATTTAACAACATTTACAATTACCCGATTCCGCAGCAGTTAAAGCCGCTTGTAAATCTTCAATTTTAGAATTAACATATTCTATATATTCATAATCCCATCCTGTAATTTTTAACGCTCTAAATAATGTATAAGCCACTATAAAATCTTCATATACCTTATCACATTTATTACATTTAATATTACACATATTATCTTTAAATAACTCCTGAAGTCTGCCAGCAGCCTCACATAATATAAGTCTACATTCTTTCCATGGTGTCCCTCCAACGCCTTCTAGTTCTAAAACATATAATCCATCCGCAAGCTCTTCATTTGCTGTAAGGGCACTTTCTCTAAATGGAACTGTTACCGTAATATCAGGAGCAGTTCCACCTATCATACTATCTAGTATATTCGTTACTACTTCTGTAGTAAGATTTGTTATTGTCCCTATAATGCCATCTGCAGGGGTTGATTCATCTGTAGGAGTATTTGATCCTGTATTAATAGTTATATAAGCAGTAACGGGATCTCCTGGTTCAGTTATACAAGCACAAGTAATTTCAGGATATGTAACACATACAGTATACTCAGATTCACCATAATCAAATATAAATGTAAACTCAGTACAAGCTCCTGGTAATGTATAAGACCATGCTTCTGCTCCTTCAAATCCAAATGTTATAGTTCCTACTAATCCTAAAAGAGCAGCATGACTTATATTTGTTATTTCTCCACTAGCGTCTGTAGTATAAACTACACCATTTACAGCAAACTCTGCCCCAACTTTGGGTGAACCGTTTTCTAATATTCTAAAATTAACACAATCTGTACCATCACAACTAGTTCCTCCTTGTCCTAAAAATAATTCTAAATCAGTTTCAAATCTAGAAGCAGTAAATGTACGACATTGCGTATTAATCCACCAACCTTTATCTTCTAATCCTCCCCAATTAATACTATCAGAATTTCCTGCAGGTATAGGATGATCCGTAAGATTCCAATATGGATTTGCAGTTTCTAATGCAGTTAGATCAGCATAAGCACATTTATCATTAATACCTGTTGTTGAGTCAGGATAAGGAGAGTCTGTAGTATTTGTACCTGATGTTGTTGGAGCTGTTCCTGCAGCCCACATTCCCGCAGCTGAAGTTCCATTTGCTATTGCGGCTAAACCTTGTAAAGGTAATGCTTTATGAGGATCCATAGCTCCTCCAGAAGGTTTAGAAGGATAAAAGAAGGCTTGATAAGATTTTCCAGAAACTGCTGTATAAGCGGCTCTTCTAGCATTAAATTCTAATAAATCATATTTATAACGATATGTTGGTTGTACAATTCTTTCATCCGCTAAATCATAAGTAGTAAAGTTAGAAAGATGAGGTACTGCAGGTCCAGTTATAGCACCAGGGGAATTATAATAAGGATTATATTCTGATCTATTTAAAGAGTAGAAAGTTCCTGTAAAGTCAGGCGTAGATCCTGAACTTCGATCGTGATAAGCAGGAACTGATTCGTCAGCAAACACTATAACTAAAACATTATCAGTAGCTGGCTCTGCTATAGGAGGAGGTCCTAAATGGACACAGTTAGCTTGTGATCTTGCTATAGGATCTGAAGCATTATTCGCGGTAGCTGCATCTGCTTCTTCCGCCATTCTAGTCCATGTATTAGGAGCTGTATAATTTGTACTATTATATGTAAATACAGAATGCCCTTTTGGTCCTTGTCCTGTAGCTGTATCATATGAACTTGGACAATAAAATTGTACAGGTTGAACTGTACCACCGCCAGGTAAATTTGTTATATTACTATTTTTCCATTGATCAAAGGACCAGTTAATCGCTTGCACTGAATAACCAAAATCAGGATATAAAGGCCAAGCCCAAGAAGTACGTAGATTATTAGATACATTATTAAATTCAGTTCCGTCAGGTTTAGATAGACTTGTTGCTCTATTTGCAGAACCTGCTGACATTACAGCGAAATTCAGAGGCCATTCACTCTTAGTCGGTGCTCCCGATTTAGTTCCAGCGAAAGATACCCCCCAACCTACCCAATGGTTAAGTTTCCCTGTAATTATACCAGTAGAACCAGTATAACTATATCCTGCAGATTCTCCCGTAGCATGTCCGAATCCTTCAACGTGTTTTGTACCTCCTGTATGATTCCCTCCTGCTCCTAAATGATCTCCTATATATCCTCCTTTATTAGATTGAGCAGTTTGTTCTGCAGATTCATCTACTGAAGTATCAAACATACCTGTTATAGGTACTATTCCCCAATCTAACCAGTTTTCTCCTGGTGAACCTATTGATATATGAAATACATTCTCACCTGGAGTTGTTCCATAAGAAAAAGCGGCATAAGCTCCTGTAGCATCTTGATTATTATAATTAACCTGTTGAGAAGGATCTCTTAATACGGGCGTAAAATCAGGATGTAAGTCTAGCCAATCATGAACAGCTATAAAGGCAGCTTCTACTGCTGCTTGTCCCAATGATGTACCATCATAAAAACAATATATTTTTGTATCTATACCTATAGTAGACATTCCACAAGCTTCTAATTGTTCTTCAAGATCGTCAAAACAGATATGTTGCTCTTGGGCTATTTTTCCTGTTACATCTCCTAAATTTGTTACATTAGGAGGAGTACCCATACTAGTCCAAGTTGTACCTCCATCTATACTTGTTACAGCAGAGATAACATCTTGTCCAGGGTCAGCTATTAAAGATGTACAATTACCTCCGAAATCAACTTCACAATCTGCAGGTTGAGTACTACCATCATCCCCTGCAGATATTCCCGTTTGTCCAGGATGATATTGCCCACAATTATCACATTGATATTCTTGAAATAATTTTCTAAATGCTGAGAATATTTTAGTATATGCTTCCACTGTTAAAGGACTTGCCTCTCCTTCTACCTCAACTGTATCACATTTATACATTTGATAGAATTGAGCTAATAATGATTCTGCATATTGTAAATCAGATCTAAGTTTTTCTATTTTAGGGTTTGTCTCACAAAGATCTGTACAGTCTTCTAATAACTGTTTTGATATATCTTTTAATAAACATTCTGCTGTATCAGGCATTACTTGACAGGAGCCATCATCGCAAGTAGCTGCTGGATTATAGTTTAAAGATAAAGGATTAGTGCATCCATATATACAATAAATACAACTTCCATCATCTATATTAGCAGTTGGATCATAATTAAGTGCTCCATTAATTCCTAAACCTGCACCATTTATTGTCCAATTATCTGTACATCCATATATACATAATGCAGTTGGAGTATGTGTATGTTCAAAATATTTTAAAATTACAAGATGTTGTCTACAATCTCTCAGTAAATTTAAAGTCTCGCATGGCCCTATATTTATAGTATAATTTCCTAGACCTGTTACCATTGGTGTATATCCTAAACTGTCTGTAGTATAATTAGTTCCTCCTATATCAACAACATGTCCAGAGATTGCTGCTCCAGTATCAGAACTTACAACTTGAACTCTTACACAATCTGTTTGATCACACTGTGTAGTAGGACCACTTCCTGTAATAAATGCTTCTAGATCAGTTACAAATGTACCTGAAGTAAAGGCCGCACATTCTACATTACACCCAAAATTTAAAGCATCTAACTGTCCAAATCTACCCGATTCTTGAGTACTATAAGGGTTAGACAGTGTTATATTCGTAAGATCTGCAATATTACAAGTAGGAGCTGATGCAAGTGTTCCTGTTGTTATAGCTCCTAAAAGATGTAATGGAAATACATTTTGTGCAGAATTAGTTGAACTATGTACTGCAGGATAAACGAAAGTTTTAAGAGTTCCAGATGATTGATGATTTGCTATTATCGTTTTTGCTCTTAAAACATCATATTTCCATAGATCTGTTAATTCAAAATCCCCTGGAGCAGTAGATAATTGTCCTCCCGTAGCCTCCTCCCAAGGAGTAACTATATTAGCAGTACTGGCATTTTTAAAGTGATAACCATCATTTAAATCATTTGAATTAGTATTACCAAATTCTGGATAACTTCCTCCAGTAGCACCATCTGGTCCCCAATTTCCTGTATTGGCTGTTTGATTTACTGGATCAGCTCTATAACTTGACATTGGAACTCCTTGAGCTTCATCTGCAAAACATACAACTAATACATTAGCTGTAGGTCCTTCTGGAGCAACAGGAAGTGTAGCAGTAGGTTGTCCAGATCCTAAAGAGGCATTAGCATCATTTGTCCAAAACGTATTACTTCCTACTGCATTATCTCCTAGAGCATAGGCCCAAGGAGTAGCTACTGGATCGTGACAAGATGTACCACCATTACAAGCATTACTATGATCATCTGTACCTCCACAGTTAACATTATGATCTACAACCCACGCTGGCCATAAAACCCAACGTTCCCCGTCTGCTGCAATATGGTATACTTTACCTGTATAAGTTCCAGCATTTCTTAAAGCAATAATCCAATCATTAGCTGCTAAATATATTACCTCACATTCGTCCTCATCTAAAGAGGTAGTATCGTAAAAGAAATAGATTGCTGTATTAGAAGCTAAAGTACTCGTACCACATTCACCTATTGCCCATGCTGGCTGAGTACCTGTTCCATCCCAACTTAATGCATTTTGAATAGATTCGTCAATATCGCAATATGCTGTAATAGTAACATCATCCCATCCTGTTGCTGCAATAGGATTGGGTTGCAGATCTAGCGTAGATAATATTGGGCATCCTGAAGCATTAGCTTCACAACATGGGACTGGAATAGGTCCTATAAGTACTCCACCTGCTTGTACCTGAACTTGAAAAAGACCAGAAGGGGCACCATATGATAATCCTATCTGTAGATCACCATTAGGTAAACATGTTTCTGTTACCTGAACTTGACAAGGGGGAATATTATTGTTTATATTAGGCATATTAACTTAAGATTTTAATTCAGACCTCTATATGAGCCTGTAGAGATGTAATTGATGTAGAGAACTCCCGAAGGAGTCTCTACGCCAATCAACCAATTAAACAACAAAACAAATGGACAAACAACCCACTGTTTCTTATATGCTTAAAAGCATATATCTTAAGCAAATATAGCTGCGATATTAGCTATCGTTCCAGCTTGATTTATACCAACAATAAGTTCTTGTGACTGAACTACTGGATTAAGTGTGTTAGCACCTAAATAAGATTCACAAACTTCTACTACTACATAGTCATAACCAGTAATTGTAGCATCAATTGCACCTGCAGCATTTGGCCATGCTACTCCACCATTATAAAGTTCTGCTCTGTACGTACCAAACTCACGTTTGTAACCATCAGACCATCTTACCATATTACCTATTTGGTATGGGTATCCAATACCGTAAGTTACGGCAGTAGTTTGAACTACAGCAGCATTCGTTTGGCACTCAAATCCTCCTAATAAGCTAATATTAAATGTTCCCATAGTTTGATCTAATTCCATAACATCTTGACCACATGGAACTGGCTGACTTAATGGAAAATCTCCTGTTACAACAATTACAACTTCATCACATTCTGCCTCACTAAGAGCCCAATTTGCTTCAGTAAGGTCTTCTGGAGCAGCACCAGAAATATCTTGTGCTACAGCTGTTAAATAAGGGTGATTATTAATTTGCACACCCATATAATAAGCTAATTCAGCACAATTTCCTGATGGACATGCAGTTGAACAATCATCACAACATCCAGTAGTATAACTAAAAGTTTCTATCATATCGTTATAACCATATGATTTAGCTATTGCCTCTGAATCAAAAGAAACTTTTACTAAATACTCAGTTTCACAAGATGTATCTCCAACTGTGATTGTCATAACTTTATTAACAGCTTCTGTAGCTTCAGCTGTAGTTATTCTACATGGAACTGTGTTAAATACATTTGATAATTGTGTAAATGGTGCTGTAGCAACTCCGCTAGCAACTCCTAAATACCAACCATCATTTGCAGCTAAAGCTGCTGTTACGGTCGCATAGCATGTGCCGTCATCACTTCCTATGACAGCAATTTCACCTACAGCAAAAGTAGCTGCGGTAGCTGCTGCTGAAGTTTGAACTCCTTCGGTTCCTTGTAGGAACACTTGACTTACATTGTTTTTCATAATTTCTAAATTTTTTTTAATTATTCATTAATTCCTGTTTTTGCCATCTTAATTTGAAACCCAGGATGATTAATATCTCCAGAAGCTATAAGTACAGCTGTATCAACAACCTCCTTGTGAGCATGCTCTGGCAACTCACAATCTTGGTTTGCAGCAACTACTGTGCCATCTGGATATATATAACTACCACCAGGTACACCTGAAGGAAAGGCTATCCTTGCAGGTTGACGTAAATAATCTATTCTAAAACCATTAACTGTAAAACTTCCATCTGTGTAACCGAACAATGTGTTAGCATCAATTGCAGCTGAACTTAATGTTCCGTAAACAATGGGCATCTCGCCCCATTCATAGGAAGGACTATAGTTAGGATCCTTTAATACACTATCTAAGTCATCATGTTGAGTCGGTCTACAAGTAATTACTTTATCCCCGCAAGATTCGTTATTTGCTTCTGCATTAATTCTAACAGCAAAAGCATAATCCGCAGGCAAAGTCGCACTTATAGAATTCGGCTCAGTAGATGTGGCACTTGGTAGTAAAACGTTTTTTACTACCAAGTTCCGTAAATCATCTATTCTTTTTTGACTTCCTTCAAAACCAGTATTTGTAGTGTTATTCACACCATAACGTTGTTTAAGAAATAACCACATTCCTTCATTTAGCATCCAATCGATTTCAGGTAACTGAAAATTTCGATAGTCACTACTATCAAGTTTATTAAACTTGATCTTAAAGTCATAATGCATTTCTTCTACAGTCATTATTTTCTAGCTTTTAAGTCGTCAGTTAGTTTAACTAAAAGTTCTTGGTTTTTAGGATTTAATAAATACTCTACAGTATTATCATAATCAAAACCAACTTGCTGATCATTGTATAAATATGAAGTTCCTTTAGTTCTTAAGATTCCTTTAGTTTCTAAATCAAAAATAAGGGCTTTAATCTTAATCTCCCCAGCTTTCATACTCGCCACTTCGATAAATCTCTTTGGCTCTTCTTCTACTATCTCATAGAGTTTAGCATATGAAAAGTCATCAGTTACATTATCTGAAGCTTTACCAAATATTTTAAGCAGTGATAAACGTTTGGCAGGACTTAAATCAGAAAATAATTTGCTAGCTTTAGCTTTAACCTCAGCAGCAACTGCTTCTTTTTCAATTTCACTTGCCTCATCGTATATTACATACTTAGCACTTGGCCATTTCCCAGCATCTAATTCCTTTTGAGAATTAGCTATAAATTTACTAGCTTTTAGCACACTAATTTGCAATTCTTGAAGAGGTACACGAGAATCATAGATTTGCGTTTTATCTTCAAGTTTTATTTTAAAGTTATTCCAATATTCATTGGTGCTAACTGGACTAAGATCAATTCCTAATGTTTTACCTAATCTTTCTTGGTCCTTTTCGGCTAACCCAGTTGCTAACGTTCCTATTGTTGTATCATAAATAGGTTGTATAACATCTGCTGTACCTTGAAATTTGGCACGGCCTTGCTTGTGCAGGCCATGCCATCTTTCCTTTATGATTGGTTTTACATATACAAGATTTCCTTTTTTCATAATTTCTTATTTATGTATCATAATTATTACTGTAATCCTAAAATCAACTCACCACATCTTGTAACATCATCAATCTGGATACCACACTGATCGTGTACAATCATAGTATAAGCGTCTTTAGCATTACTCATTAAACCACCTTTGTTTGCTCCATAAGGAGTTTGTAAACCAGAAACGTATCCTAATTTATAACCACCTTTTTTATGAACATACTTGATATTACTTTCACCACCTTTACCTCCGAAATCAAGGAACGTGAATCTCATAGACTCAGCTGGTACTTGGGTATCTGGATGTATGATATGATTGATCTCTCTATCATCATACATAGGGTTGTGACGTAATGTTAAAGTAATTCCATTAGGTCCAATATATTTAACGAACTGACCACCAAATGCTAAATTAGAGCTCTCTCCTGTTATGAATTTAGAATCCACAGTTAAGAAAGGAGCAGATGCATTAGACATCGCTTGATGGAATGCTAACATTCCGTATTCACCAGTATATGCTACAATATTTCTATTGTTCATATCAACTCTTCCAAAGAAGATATCTAGTAAGTACTCACGTATTAACTTTTCAGTTAAAGTGTTATATATGTGAACATGAGAATCTTTAAGTAGTTCTTGAACACCTGGTCCTGTTCTTGCAGATCTACCATTAGCACCTGCAACAGCATTAGACATTTGTCCATACCATAAAATTCTTTCTTTTTCTTTGTGCCATTGGATCCAATATTCAGCCTCAGCATATTTTAACCATTTATAGTCTTTATATACTTTACCTTCTGCATCCATTAACGCAACAACTAACGCTTGGTTAGCCGCATCACCAGTAATAGAATACTCTTTTCTCATTGTAGATAGTTGAGATCTTAGTTTCATTGGCATTGCGTAAGTAGTAGATCCACTTTGATCTCCACCTTCTTCATAAACAGAGAACATTTTACTCCACTGCACTCCAACTGCCCCAGGTTGCCCTGCGTTAATGTTGAAAGATGCTGTAGCATCATCTGTTACAAGTTTACACACATATTTAAATCCTGCACCTGATGGAGTAGGTCCAGACTGTATACGTGCTAAGATTCTTTCAGTACCTGCTGAAGGACTGATAACGTCTCCTGGTTTGAACCAGTCATCATCTAAAGTAAGATTAAAGGCACTATTGTTAACACCTAATATCATTTCTCCTACTCCAGTAGCTAGTGCTAGTGCAGTTAAAGGTCTACTAGACGCTCCCATTAATTCCCATTCCCAATCAAATGATTCGATTTCCGAAGTTCTTCCCATACCTTTAGTCATCGCTGTAAGAGGATTATCTGCTAAACGTGAAGCAGTAAATACTCTAGTCAATACCTTATCAAACTTGTGAGGTTCAGACAAAAATGCTGACCCTAAATGGTTTGTTTCAGTAAAATTAGCATGCCAAGGACGAGTTAGAACAGTCAATTTTGAATTTGCTTTCATAACTTTCTTCTTTTTTAATTAATTTATACTATTATTATTTTTACTAAATTTGCCAGTTAGAGTTGTCTTTTGCAACTTGTCCTGGTTTTTTATTTCCTCCAAAACTACCTTGAGTTCCTGTCATACTCTTTTTATTTTGAAGTTGTGTACGAAGTTTAGAAGTTAAATCTGTTTTAGATCTTTTCTTAACACCGTCCAGATTAAAATCTGTCATTCTCAAATATGCCTTTAGAACAAAGTCTTCTAAATTTTGAGCCGCCTTCATTTCATCTGCCTGAAATTGTGTTACATATTGAGCTCCCTCAGAGCCATCAACTTTAACATTTGTTTCAGTCATATAGGAAAGAAGTTCTTTTTTAGCTTTACGAGTCAAAGGAAATCCTTTTAAATCTGAAGAATCATTAACAAGTGTTGAAATGTTTGTTAATACCTCTTCTCTTTGAGTTTCCTTTTTCTTAACTTCCTCAGCTCGTCTTATTTCTAGTTCGTTTTTCTTATGTTTATCATATTGAACTAGTCTCATCTGAGCCTTCTGTGCTTGCTTCTCTAGCTTACCAAGATCTTCGTAATCACTAAGAGTTTCGACAATTTCTTCTTGAGTATCGCCTCGTAATTTTAAGAACTCTGAAATAACCCACTTTTGATTATTTACGTTACTTCCTCTAACATCGACTCTATTGAAGTCTGGACTGTTATAAACTTCTTTGAAGTCTCTAACACTCCCTCCATCCATCATATGTTTCAAGAGTTCTCTCCCTTCGAGGGGTAATCCTTTTTGAAATAATTCTACTTCTTCGGATACCCGATTCTCAAGAGTTTTGCCAAATGCGTCTAGTAATGCCTCTACATCATTGGCGTTCTCTCCTTCTTCTAAATCTAAAAGTTCATTCTCTGCTAACATTTTAGCAAAAGTTGTAATTTCATTTTCGTCTTTTACAACTTCTTCTTCTACGTCAGGTTTGTCTTCACTCTTTTCTTTAGTAGAAACTTCAGGGTCAAATTCAGGTTCAACTGAATCTTCTTCTTCTGTTTCTTTAGAAGTGTCTCCAACGTTTTCTTCGTCAAAGTCAGCTCCTATAGCTTCTGGAAGTTCTTCTTCCTTTTGTTCGGTTGGTTCATCTTTAGATTCTTCCGTCTCTAAATCTAATCCTCCTAAAACTGGGTCTGGGTCTGTATTGGTTCCCAATGCTTCATCAAAGCTTGGTTCATCAATATCCCAGATTTGGTTTAGTCCTTCTTCCTTTTGCGTGATTGGTTTTTCTTCGCTCAAGGCTTCTTTCATAGTGTTGTCCATAATTTTCAGTTTACAAATATAATTAAGTTTATATTAAGTTCATAACAATTTTTGTTATATATTTTTACTTTTTGTTTTGTTATATAGCGAAACGTTTAATTTCATATATAACTAAGGGGTTACTGTTACTTCAGGAAGTATATAACCACCTATTAAATGTTCTGGTCCTTCATCTCTACTAAATTCCCAAAGTAGTCTCTCATTATCGTGCATATTATGAAATCCTGGTAAAAATGCACCGTTATCCATCCATTCTCCTCCATCATAATCACTTCCTCCCTTCTGTTTACTGTATACAGATTCGTCAGAAAATGTAGGGTGATTAGGTTTTTTCCATTTATCACTTCCGTGTCCTCTGGAATCTGTTGCTTTCCAATCTCCAGATTTCCAAAAACCTCTAACATCATATGCGCCCTCATCCATCATATTTACTTTCTCGCCCGTAACTGGATTTTTCCAGTTAGTGGCCCAAAGTAAAAAACTATCCATCTCCTCTTCTGATAATTCTGTATTATACTTTTCTTGAAATATCATTTCCATATCTGAAAGAGGACTTATACCGTCTGGTATATATGGTAATCTATCTTTTACAAAACCTGTAAGTTGATTTTCTGTAGTATTCCCTACTTTTCCTCCATCATTAAATTTTCTAAAACTTTTCATATATCGAGAAGTAGCAGCGTCTTTATTTGCATATACAGTTCCTCCTTGTTTATAATTACTTTCTTTTTCACTTTCATTTACTTTTACTTTTTTATTCTGAGGAAATTCATTAGTATTATAATAATTTACAACATCGGTTATATATTCAGGTTCTTCATCTTTTACACCGCCTCTCCAGTGTTTTACTAATTCCTCTAAAGAAGGCTCTCTTCCTAAATCTTCTTTTAACATATTATATGTTCCTTTCAATAAAACAGTACTAAGATCTTTATATTTTTGATGATACTCTTCTCCACTTAAATCTCCCGAACCTTTATAATTATATCTACTTATATCTTCTCCAGTTGTAGGATCTATACCACCTTCAGGATAATCTATACCTCCATATTTAAAAAATAAAGCTGCTTGATCTTTAAGTTGATCTACATAAGACTGGTCCCAAGATACTCCTCCATCTTCTGGGTTATCAGCTGTAGGGTCATCCCAATAGTGTCGTCTTCTACCAAATGTATTTAAATCTTCTAATCTACTAGTAGTAATTTGAATAGGCCCATAGGCAGAAGAACCTTTTTCAGTTCCTGCTCTTTGGCCTTTAGTGCCTTTTGTTCTTATGTAAGGACTATAATTTTCCGTTCCTAAATGTCCTAAATGTTCTCTCGCTTCTATAGCTTTATAGAGTTTTTCATAATCTATTGGTTCTTGATATTTATTAATAAGTCCTCCATCTTCAAACACATCTGCTTCCATATACATACCATTACCTATACCTTGACTTCCTGTAGTAGTAGTATTTCCTGTTTGTTCTGCAATTAAATTTTGTCTATTTATTTGAGCATTTAAAGCTGAATCAGAACTTACTGTCTTGGGAGTATTATCAACAATTGTATTAATTAACTTATTAGTTTTATTAAGTTTACCAGCAACTCCCAACTCTAGCCCACCCCCTCCTATTAAAGGTTTATTATACATATTTTCGCTAAACCCATAGTTAGCTTTTTGTAACCAATTTAAATCCTGATAAGGAGTTTCTTGAGCTTGAAATGATGTTAAAGGAAGAGTTTCAGAAGTAACATTAGTTCCATCTGAATAGGTAGTTGCAGCAACAGGGACTGTTCCCCAAGCGTATGGCATTGTTTTTTTAATCATTTCATACCATTTTTTACTTCCTACTGTGGCTCCCTCCATGTTACCCAGAAGTTGAGTAACGTCATTTGGTAAATACTTACCATCAGAAGCCCTTGCTATTCCTAACATTGGTTTGCCCTTTATGTGTGAACCTGTAGTACTATTTATAATATCATTTGTTAAACCTTTTTTGGTACCATCCCAACCATGTGCTTTTAAGATCTCTTTATACCTTAACATCCTTACTTGTTGTTCTTGAGGCCGCATCAAGTATTCATGCATCTTATGCCCTTTGTTTATTTCAATTTTAGGATAATTTTTATAAGCTCCTTCCCATGTAGAAACCTTTGTTGCTTTATCATAACTGTATCCTGCTTCTGCGCCCTTCTCTCCATACTTACTAGCCCACTCAGTATGTTTTGGATTCTCGCCAGCAAATCTTATATCATCAGAAGATGTAACAGCATTAGATTCTTTTGCTGTTAAAGATTTACCTTTTGAATCTGTCCATAAAAACTCTTCATGAGGGTTCTTTCCCTTAGCAGGAACATTAGGTTTAGATGCAGGACTTAATAGATGTTTTGTTTCATGATCAAGATTACCTAAAAGCTGATCTATCTCGTCTATCTCGTCACTTAATCGTATTTCGTTAGCAGATCGCTTATACCATGCAGCTGTTTTTTCATCATTATGGCTTAACCACTTACTCTCTGTGCTACTTTGTTTAACAGCAGTTTTTTTTGCTTCTTCTAAATATTCTTTTATTTTTTTAACAACATGTTCTCTACTCTCTCCAGTATTTGTTGTTCTTAACTTTATGTATTCCTCACTTATTAAATAATCTTTATTTTTCTGAAATACATCTTTGTATGATGGGATCCTATTTGGACCAAGAGAAGGATCCATTTTAGGAGTATGTTTTACATTTTTTAATTTTGAAGCATTTGGTAAAATTTTTGGTAAAAGTTTTTTAGTAGCTGATATACTAGAAGGAATAGCAGGTACAACTCCAAGTGCTTCTAGTGAGCCCGATAAAAGATTTCCTTGCTTAAACTCTTCCTTAGAAGCCTCTGCAGACTCTAACCATGCAAATGGATTAACCATTCCTACAGCATAAGTATCAAATGCATTTTCATGTCTAGGAACATTCCCCCAAGGTATATCTTCTCCTCTAACAGAATACCCAAACGTAGCTAATGGATTAGCCCCTGCATTTTTTATTTTCTCCCATAATGTTTTTTCTGGACCCGCTGGATTTAGATATGTTCTACGATTA